AAATAAAAGAAATACCACGAACTATATCAATAAGAGCTACTTTAAGTTATACAGAGGGTAAAACAGGTTCAAATCCTAATGGTACTGGACAAAAATCAATAATGTTTAAAAAATCCATAGGTGAATTTTCTGATATAGAAGATAATCCTTATTCTGTGGAACAATTAAGTGCTACACCAATGGTAACTTCACAACCTGTGGTCACTACAAACGATGTAAGTGCAAATCCTACTTCAGATAATTCTAGTGGAATAAGTACTTATGCTACGAGAGATTTTAACAGCATAGGAGATGTGGAAACTGCTTTAACTCCTATAAGTCTTAAATACCAAGATGTATTAGACATGATTGAATATTCCGTTGAATTATTTAAAGAATTACAATACAGAATTGAAACAGTAACTAAGAAAACCTCATTATTAGATAAACAAATGGAAAAAGCAGTAGGCACTGAAAAAATCAAATACTTAGAACAAAAGAATAAGCTGTTAGAAGAACAAACAAAACTTCAAAAAGAATATTATGACGATTTAATTTCAGAAAGAGAAACACTTCAACAAAAACTTCAAAAAGAAGGATTCCAATTTAATGAAGATGGAAACATGACTAACTATGAAGAAAAATTATTAGCTATGCAAAAAGAATACAAACGACTTCAAGATATAGCTGATAAAGCTTCTAAGAGTAGTTCTTCATCTAGTTCTAGTAGCTCTTCAAACAACACAGCAAGTGATAAGGCTAGTAAATACAAAGAGGAATTAGATAAACTTACAACTTTAGCTAATAAATATTATGATATACAACAAAGTGATATTTATAGTTGTGAAGAAGAATGGCAAGAAATGAAGAATACAATTAAAGAAAATAATGACGAAATTGAAAAGTTGACTAGAGAAGATAAATTGTATAAATTCAGTAATGCTATAACTCGATTAAATAATCAATTTGAGATACTAGGAAATAAAATAGACATAATAGATGTTAAACTAGAAAATTCAAATGGTGTAGATACAATCACATTGACGGAAGAAAAATTAAAACTTATGAATGAACAGCTATCTAAACAGCTAGATTTGATAACTAATATGAAAAATAAAATCCCTACATATCAAGATAGTTTATCTAAATATGGTTTTACATTTGATACAGAAGGAAATGTAAATAATATGGACGACATATTAAACAGCTTCCAAAATAGTGAAGATTTAGAAAAAGTTAATGATTTATTGGAAGAATATACTGACTTAATTAATAGCGACTTAATGGATGCAGAAAAGAATTATGCAGACCTACAAAAAGACATAGTAGACTTACAAAAAGATAAACTTGACAAAGTAAAAGATATTGAAGATAAAATTACAGATGTGATAAATGATGAAATAGAAAAACGTAAAGATGCTATAGAAAAGCAATATGATAAAGAGAAAGAATTAATAGAAAAGAAGAGAGATGCTTATAAAAAACAACGTGACGAAGATGATTATGCTAAAAATTTAAAAGAACAACAAGATGAAATAGATTCTATTAATAAAAAAATAGAACTAGCAAAACGAGATAATTCCATGAGTGGTAAATCCAAATTAAAAGAATTATTAGATGATTTAAAAGAAGCTCAAGATAAATTAAACGAAACAGTTCAAAATAAAGTTGATGATGATATGGATGATATGTTCCAAGCGCAATTAGACGCTTTAGATAAAAAGAAAGAAGATATGACACAAGACATTGAAGATACTTATACTCAACAAAAGATAGCACAAATGGTTCAAGACGCAATGATGACTAATACTTTTACTGATTTAAATGGTAATATTACTAATCTACAGGATAAGTTAATTGACTTTGCAGAAACAAGTGGGGATGCAGTAGGAATATTAGGGGATTCTATTAAAACTGAATTGTGTGATAATCTTGAAATAGCTTTAGATTATTTAAGAGACTATAAAGATATATTTAATGAACTTGGATTTAAGCAACTAGGAAATGTAAGTTACAGAGAAGGTATGAATAAAGATACAAGTTCTAAAACATTAAATATGGGAGATATTAATATTACAGTAGAAGGTAATGTTGACGATAATGTTCTTGATGATATGCAAGAAATGATTGATAAAACTTTAAAAGATATTGTTAATAAATCATTATAGAGGGTTAATATATTAACCCTCTTTTATAAGGAGGGTGATGTAATTGTTTAAAAGTCAATATTTTATTTGGAAAGGAAAACAATCTAAAGATAAATTTTTAAGTGTATTAACGACAGATAATGATGTGTTAAATGATTTTGGAGTTCCATATAATAAGACATTAGAAAAAGAAGATAGTTTAGATTTATACAATGAAAAAGAAGAAGAACCCGAAGACATAACATTACAATTATATTTAGAAAAAGATGGAATGCCTTTAATATGGACAAATGAAAATTTTAGAGAAATTAAAAGATGGTTAATAAGTGATGATTTTGAAGAATTTATTTCTTATGATAATTTAGATTATGTATATTATTTAAAATGTACAAAAATACAAAAGAAATTTACATATGGAGAACCTAAAGGTTGTATAGAGGTTACATTTAAACCTTTAAATCGATATGCTTATAAAAAGGTAATTGTAGAGAAAGAAATAAAAGGTAAAGAGTTAATAAATATACATAACGGAGGAGATTTAGATTATGAACCTATAATTGTAATTGAAAGTAATTGCAAAAGAAATCAAGAGGTAAAAATAAATGATTTTATATTTAAAAATTTAATGGAAGAAGAAACTATTAAAATAGATAATAAAATGTGTTTGATTGAATCCAATAAACGATATTATCCTATATTAGATTGCAATAGAAAATGGATTGCGTTAAAGCAAGGAGATAATCAATTAATCGTTGAAGGAGAATGTAATATAATTATTTACTGTAGTTTCCCAGAAATAATATAGGTGATAATTATGAATGACATGATTATTAAAGAATTAAAACCAATACAAGAAATCATCTTGACAAAATTAAATGGAGACATTATTGCAGAATTACCAATATTCTACTTAACAGAAGAAACTAGAAGTATTGATGAGGTAGATACAATAAGTTTTACAATACCTTTAAAATATAGAGATAATTTCACTAAGAAAATGGTATATTATTATGTGTATGACGAAGTTATAGCAGAAAGATTAATATGTGTTGATGGTGAATATTTTGTAATTAAAGAAATAAACGAAAATCAATCAAATCATACAAAAACAATTACGGCTTATGGATTAGAAAAGAAATTAGAGAAGAACACATTAGCTTTATCTGACTGTGGATTAATGTTAAAAGATAAAGATGAAGAACTGTATATTTATTCTTTTGATGAATACTTGTATCAACAAACAGGTTGGAGATTAGGACATATAGATGATACTGTTAGATATATGGATAATGGAGAACCCAAAATGCGTATGCAAGAAGAAACAAATACTTCTTTCTATTCATTTATAACTGAAACTATAGCGGAACAATTTTGTTGTGTCCCAGTATTTGATAGAAAAAATAAATTAATAAATCTATATGATATTGATGGGTTTGGAAATGATTTAAAATTAGTTTTACATAAAGATAATTATTTAAAATCATTAGAAAAAACTTATAATTCTTCAGATATTGTAACTAGATTAATTCTTGAAGGTAATGAAGAAGAGTGTATAGTAGAAGAAGCAAATCCAACAGGATTAAATTATATTGAGAATTATTCATATTTTATAGAAAATGAAGATATGAGTATAGAATTAATTAGAGCTTTAAAATTATTTGAAGAATTAACTCCTAAAAGAATGAATAAATGGAAAGAATATGTAAGTTTAAAAGCGCAAAAAAATGCAGAATTATCTACTTTAGATTCTTCTGAAAATATATTAATGACTAAGTGTAATCAACTACAAAATATAATTGATGGCTATAGCGATATGGAAACTGAAGAAGAATATTATTTATTAGACGATGTAAAAAGTGAATTAGATATTTCCAATTTAGAATTACAATCTATTTCAAGCCAAATATATAAATTAGAAAGAGAACTTAAAGAATTAGATATTAAAATAAATAGATTAAATAAATTATGTAGAAGAGAAACTTCAGAAGATGAGGCAGGTAATTTATTATTTGATGATAAATTATTAACGGAATTAAAAGATTACATTTATTATGATACATATTCAGATGATAGCTTTGTAGATGCTAATGAATTAATAAAAACAGGAAAACATATTTTAGAATCTAAATGTAAACCTACAACAGAATTTTCAATAGACTCTGTAAATTTCATAAGTAGATTATTGGGTGATAAAATTAGATTAAACCCTCAAGTTCAATTGGGTCTTGGGGATATTATATCTACTTACGATAAAGAAAGAAATAAAGAAGAATTAGTTTTCTTTACAGGCTGGACTATGAATTATAAAGATAATAAATTAGATTTAACCTTCTCAAACAAAAAGACTAATAAAGAAGATACGAGAGTAATTGCTGATTTATTGAAAAAATCAAAAGAAACAAAGAAAATTATATCAGTTAATAAATGGTTATGGAATAAACAAAAATATAATAAAGTTAACAGTTCTTTGATTACAGATATAGATTTAGACTTAGATTTTTCCCCTAATAAAGCTTATGTTGACAGTGTTTCAAGTGTAGATTTAAATCAACATACTTTGAATATAAATTTAAATGAAGAATACATTTTAAAAGCAACAATATTACCAGACACAGCTAAAAATAAAAATGTGATATGGATTAGTAGTGACGAAAACATCGCAAGTGTAAGTGACGGTGTAATAGTGGGTAATGGATATGGTGCTTGTACAATAACCGTAATAACTGAAGACGGTAATAAAACAGATACTTGTAAGGTAGTTGTAGAAGTTGACATGGGAGACAGTGGTAATGTTAATGTTACTGGTATTAGATTGAATACAAATTCATTAGATATAGATAAACATGAATCAGTATACTTATTCCCGACGGTAATTCCTACAAATGCAAATCAATCTGTAACATATGTTAGTTCTGACGGGAATGTAGCTAAGATATCTAATGAAGGATTAATAACGGGTGTAGGTCAAGGAAAATGTATTATAACAGTTATATCAAATAAAAATACAAATATAAAAGCTTCATGTACCGTAAACGTGAGTAATAAAGAAGCTGAAATTAATATTGATGATTTAGATGAGGTGTTAATTATAGGAACAAAAAGAATTCAAAATCTACAAGAATATAATTTGAATCCAAAAATGACATATATTGGGGATGTTGTTGAAGATTTTGATGTGGCAAATTACCCCTCTAATCCTAAAGCTGTCGTTATTATGTTAGGGTTAAATAATGATTCATTATGCGATATAAGTAAAATTAAGCCTTTTTTAGAAACAATAAAAAATAAATATGAGGGTAAATATAT